ACAGTTCGCTGAGTAAGTCTCCATGAAATTACGCAATGCAGGTTGAATCGACTGTGCATTCATGTAGTCTGCTTCATCAAGAATGATATACTTACGTCCGCCAGCAAGTGATACTGAGGAAGCAAAGTTCTTTATCTTGTTGTGTAGTGTATCAATGTATCGACCTTCGTCGGAACCATTGATGATGATGTAGTCAGCACCGATCTCATCTAGCATTGCTTTAGCAACTGTTGTTTTACCAACACCTGCACCACCAGTCAATAATAGATTTGGTACAGTGCCATCTTCTACAAATGTTTGAAATGTTTCTTTTAGGTTATCAGGAAGTATGGTGTCACTAATAGTTTTTGGTCGATACTTCTCGACCCACAAAAATTGTTCTCTCATAATATAATACTCCATTCACATAATACATCTATTATATCTCAATTACTAATATCAATCAACCAGTCATTATTATCATCACAATACTTTCAATAACAAAATCAACATCAGTATCTTCAGATTGCAACACACCTGCTTCTTCCATTATTTGTTGGAATCCATTTACTGTCAGTGTTCCACCAAAAGCTGCTGCTACACAACTTGATAAAACTGCATGAGCTGTTGGATCGACTTGTTGAATTCTTGCTAATGCTTCTTGAGTTTTTGATATCCCCATTATACTACACCACAGTTTCGTACAAGGTTTCAACGTCATCATTTTCTGCTTTGACTTCATTGAGATTTTGTTTGTGATAGATTCGTGCCATCTTACGAATGTATTTCTTCGGCACACCTGTATCATCATCAACATCTTGTAAGATATTTTTAATCAGATCGCGTTCAGCATCCATGCGTGTCATAGAGTTTGATATCTCCACAAGGGCATCACGAACACGTTTCTTTGTTTCATCATCACTAGGAATCACCACATTGCTACTCATTTTCATTTGCCTTTTCTGATTGTTCCATTGATCTTTCAAGTTCTCCTCTCACTTGTCCTGCGACAGTAAGATTAGAACCAACGAACACGCCTGCCTTTGCGCTCATATCAATTATTGACAACATCGCCTTCGCAACATCCTCGCTAATACTAACCATTGTACTTGCTCCCAGCTTCAGTTGCTACCCAGTACTCAACACTCTTTCCTTGAAAATGCGAGATACCTTTTTGAGAGATTGATACAACGTAGTCTTGCTGAATAAACTTGAAGTTCTCAACTTTGAATACAAAGTCAAACTCGGCATCAGTTGTTAGATCTAGATCTTGAGAGAACTTGTTGGATGTTGGATTGTTGCTATCAGTAGCAACGAGTGTTATCTTTCCATCACTACCTTTTACTACAATCTCTGGTAGACCCAACTGATTTGCTGCATTAGTAATCTTCTTGAGATCGTCCCAATTGAAAGCAAACTTCACATCCACTGATGGCAATTCAATTTGTTTCTCAGGTGGAGAAGTTACCATAGACGCATCGGTGTAAGTATAACTCGAAGAGTTTTTACCTTCACTGATAGTAAGTGCACGTTCACCAAAGTCATACTCACCATCTTCAAACAGAGTAGCGAGACCCAATAGTTGATTCAACTCATATACTGCAAAGTCTTTTGGAAATTCCTCAGGGACAGTAACCTGTGCCAGAATGTTTTTCTGTTCAGATACTGTGCGCAGTGTATGACCTGCTTTGACTGAGATCGAAGGATTAATGCTAGAGAAGTTCTTCAATACATTAAATGTTTGCTCACTGATTTTCATTATCTACTCCATTTTTAATGTCATGATTGTATAATGCCATGACTCCATAATGTAAGATCTTCATTAGATCTTTTCTCGCTTCTTCGGTGTTACCTTTGTTGCCATACCTTTGGGCATACTTCATAATATTCCCAATGGTAAATCCTGCACCATGACCAGCATCAAAAATAAACTCCGATGCTTGGAATTTATTCTTGCTGTAGTGTTGATCATAAGTATTGTCGATGTAGTTCATCAACTGTTGCACTAGTTCTGCTTCATTGTACTTGTAGTCACTCATTTGCGCTTCTCCTTTCCAATCTTATCTGGATCAGCAGTAGCAGTAGCACCAATCTGTGCTAGGTCTGCCAAAGAACCACCAAAGGTATATGAACCAGTGTGATCCAACTTCATCCATGGGCATAACCATGTATCAACACCACACTCACGCATCCACTGACAGAACATATAGTCCTCTGAGAGATATCGTTTACTTTTAGGATCGATAAGTGCTTGGAAGTACATCATGATCTCACGTGTACCATCAAAGTGTTCTGTACGAACATGATCAGGGAGATACGAATAGTCAGGATATGCTGCATCAAACTTAGTGAATGCATCCTTAGTGACCATCATGAATCCAGTACCACCCTCAAGAACCTTGACAGGTTCACTGAGTTTCACTTGAGTCTGACCCTCAGCAGGATTGAACACATAGTCACCAACAAACTTCTGTAGTTGGTTTGGATCTTTGTCGGCAAACCCACGATCAACTGCTTGCTTGATCTTCTCCCATGCGATAGTCTTCTTGGGATATGGACCACAAACGATCTTCTTGCCATCAGGATCATTCTCATCCATTATTGCAGCAAGACTGAGTACATCGTTTGGATCAAATCCAATGTCACTATCAATGAACATCAGATGAGTGAAGTCTGATCGAACGAATTCATCTGCGCAATAGTTTCGTGCACGAGTGATGAGTGATTCATTGAACAGATAGAAGAAACGTATATCAATATCATATGCCTGACCCATCTTGGCAAGGTCGGCAGTTGACTTGGTGTACATTCCGTGGCATTGCCCACCATACATAGGTGTGGCAACAAAGATTTTCTTTTTGCGAAGTTCGCTTAATTCAATCGTTAGTTCCATAATATCTCCATAACAAAATTCAAGTACATGTATACATTCTAAAGCAATCTACTTATTTAGTCAAGTTTTTGTTCAGATTCAGAAGAAGCTTCCTCAGAAGATTCCTCTATCTGAACCCCAGCATCAATCTTAGAATACAGATCAGCGAAGGAAATTTTGGTGTCATCGTCGAAACGATTGATACACATTTGAATCGCTTTCATACGATCACCGAAGATCGAGTATGCTTTGGCAATGTGAACCAAACGACGAGTAGAGATAATTTCATCAACACCGCCATCATAAAAAGTCTTGCGAATGATATCTGCCCAGTCGACAAGTTTCTCAATAAACTCGGCATCATTTACTTTTAGATCAGCAAACACTGCACTAACAATCTTTTTCTCGATCGCTGGTGTAGGATAGGATTGCTCAACAGTAATAGGGAATCGCTCAAGGAATGCTTCGTTCATCACGTTAGTGCCGATGAAGCGACCATCCTCAGATCCCTTGCCTTTGGTGTTAGCCGTGGCGACTACGGTGAAACCAGATGCGGGAGTAACGTACTCCCCAGTCTTCTTGATGAAGTAACCACCACCCTCAAGAATAGATTGGAGACACATAACCTTAGCTGGATTAGCAAGGTCGATCTCATCGCAAAGCAGAACTGCACCAAGTTCCATTGCTTTGATAACTGGTCCTTTGAAGAACTTGGTTTCACCGTCCACCAAACGGAAACCACCAATGAGATCGTCCTCATCAGTTTCCACAGTGAAGTTAATACGGATTACTTCACGTTTGGTGGATGCGCATGCTTGTTCTACACTCAGTGTTTTACCATTACCTGATAGACCAGTAATGTATAGAGGGTAGAACATTTTAGATTTGACAACATCTTTTACAAGATTGTAATTGCCAAAGGGAGTGAATAATGGATCAGTCGCAGGAATAAGATTCTCCTGAAATGATTCTGATTCCATATTCATATTTTGTTTTGCTGCAACTGGAGCAGCAGATTTTGGTTTCATTGGTACGACATTCGACTGAAGATTCAAACGATACATACCACGCCCAACACGGAGACTCTTGTCAGCATAGATCCAAAGTGGAACACCAACACCATTCTCATCAGCAATTGCCTGAATGGTTGCTCGCGGAGCAGTGAATTCAGTTCCGAGCTTTTCAATTAGTGCAGACTCAAGTACAGATATTTTCTCTTGCTTGTTCATAATATAGTCCTCTCTCAAAAGGTAAAAGTAAATACAACTCAATCAATACATCTATTCTAAAGCAAAACGGTATATAAGGCAAGCTTTTGGACAAACTAAATTGCCAATAGAATCAACAACTTAGAAAAATTTAACCAAAGAACTAGTCTCCGATTTAGGTTTTGCGAAATATGCTCCATGTTCTTGTTTTTCAAAAGGGTGCAATCCTAATAATTCTTTCTGCTTTGAAATTAGAACCTGTTCCATAGCATATGCATCTTCTTTGGTTTTAAATTTAATTGATCTCCAAATCAAATCCTCTGGACGATATTCAAGTTTATTAATGAGATGATACATTGCTCCATGATTTGTATCGTTTCCATCAAAATTGCGAGAAACAGAAGGTTTCTTCACTATCATTGCTTCTCCAGAGATTCTTCGGTGTAAATCGTTTGATTCACCATTATATAAAATATTTGGATGAACAAGTTCATCTATTGTTACAGTCTCCGATTTAGGTTTTGCGAAATTGCATTCTGGAAAGCTTCCACGGAAAGCTACCTGATATACACCAGGCATTTCTTGTATCTTTCTCGGTACTTGAGTTCCGAGGAACCAACCAAGCACTTCAAATTTATCATTTTCTACATGATTTGGAAAATCATCATCTACTTTCATGACATAAACTCCGCAAATAAATTAATAACTGCATCAATGTTAGAAACATTTACTGCCATTTTTTGTTTCTTGCCGTCAGGAAAGACCTCATTGTATCCATTTTCATCTAACCATTCGGTGATTGTTTGTTTGGTTTTTTTTAATCGATCTCCATCTTGATTGACCTCGAATGTGATCTTAACTTCCTCAACATTTGGATCCCAATACCACATCATGTAGATAGCATTTCGAGCATTACTCATAATGAATGTGTTACCTGAAGTGATTTTAACTTCACGCAAACGCCCACGAAAGGTGTCATAATTTTCAGTGTACCATTCAGGGAAAGATTCAAAGTTGTCATGTTGATCAGAAATATATTCAGAAAACATAGATGATAATGATGTCATTTCAAAGCACTCCTTATAATGTCCAGATACAGAATTAAATTTTGGTTGTTTAGTTGCAATTAAAAAAGATTCAAGTAAGAACGACTGCCAATCGCCCTTCTCAAAAAAACGATCAAGATTTTTTGCCACAATGTGTAAGTGGTCTGAATCATAACCTTTACTGTCAACATGATTCCAGCAACGATCTCCATTGCCCTTACCAATGTAATACCACTCTCTAGTTTTTGGATCAACGTATGCATAAACATACTGTCCCAAAGTCTCAAAAAATGCACCACTAGGTTTCTCCATTATGAAATCTCGTCAATAAATTCGTTCAACATCTTTCTAGAGACAAGTTTTTTCTTGTTCGCAGATCGAAATCCTCTGAGAATCTCACCTTTCTTGGCAGATTCACTGACTTCAAATGAACCATTCGATGTCTCAAGAGACTTACCACCTTTGATCATGAAGTATTTGTCATATCCAAGACCATTCACATTCACGAAACTGTTAGACTTGAATAACTCATAATATTTCTCTGCAGAGTCAAAACTCTTTTCATATTCTGCAAGAGTGGTAATAAACTGACTTTTGCTAGACCCAACAATACGATACCCAATCACTGTTGATCCAGTTCTGTTTTTGTACAGTTTGATTAGATTTTTCGTTGTGTCATGTCTGAAAACATTATATGACTTTTTAGTGATGTGATCGACAATCACAGTTCTCTTATATTGCTCGTGCTGTCTTTTTCTAGGTGGACACAAACGTTTTATACCATAATGTACATTGTTGTCACGATCTACCCAATTTGTAGTCGCTGTGCAATCATGTGATGATCCATCAGTTAAAATAATTGTATTCACAATGTCAACTGGATTTGAACGTTGGAAATCATTATACACGAAACTGGCCATATGTAAGGTAGTATCTAATGGCGTTCCATATAGTCTCCATGTGCCTTTTAGATATCTGGACATTTTAGACATCAACAGTATCCGAGCACTCATGGCATTAAAATCATGCTTGTTCATTTTGTTATTGAAGAACTCAAGTAATCGATATTGTTCTTCAGGAATAAGTGTATTCTCTGAGAAAGAATTTCTCAAATCAGTTCCCTCTCGATCCTCATCACCTTCATAAAATTCTACAGGAGCATTAGAAAATGCATACACGCGGAATGGTATGTTTACTTGTCGGCAGAAATGTACCAGATTTAGAGTCTGCTCGACAGTTTTGAATAGATCGTTGACCATTGAACCAGACCAATCAAGATACATGATCATGCCGTGGTTCTTACCATCAGGAATGATATTGACTTTGCGGAAGATATCATCGTTGTATCGATATGAATTCATCTTCACTGGATCAATCACACCAGTCTTCGAGATATATGAGCGAGAGTAATTAGTAGCAGACTTCTTCATCTCAAACTCTTTGACGAGATAGTTGATTGTTTTCTTGTTGTTAGCAGCAAATTCAACTAATAACTTTTTTGCTTTTTCTGCAAGGACTGCATTTAATTTACTATTATATTGTTCGTTTTCTGGGATGTTTGGTTCTTCAGAAGATCGATAAAGAATACTGCTGATGGGTGTGTTCAAAATATTCTTGTAATCTGTAAGGAATGGTTTGTAGTCAACATCACCAGTCAAATACGTTTCAGTAGATGCGTGTGCATTATTAGAGTGTTCACTAGCGATAGAGTCACGAAGCATTGCATCAGTCTTTGATGCAATCTCTTCATTTGGATCTTGTGGTAGTGGCGTCTGCAAATCATCTTGCGCAGATTCTTCCTCTTCAACATTACTAGAAATAGATTCAGCATCAGCGGAATCTTCAGAAACGTCCTCATCTGAATCGTCACCTTGTGCACTTTCTTCACCTTCTTCAGATTCGTCAACATCATCATTGTCAGAATCATCGTCTTCATCAGGCACAGAATATAATGATTCTAGTTTTTCCTGTTCTTCTTGTTTTTCTTCTGCCTCGCTAAACATACGATCAGCAATACTCACTACTTGCTCCCATGTTTCTGCTACAGCAATCTCATCGATCCAGTGTTGCTCATCTTTTTCAATACGAACACCAGCAGACTGACCACATTTGAAGTAAACATTAACACGATCGATCAAATTCATTTCATTGATGTCATCGATATCACCACCGAAAAAGTTTTCAGCAAGCATCTTACGATAAGACTTGACGAACTCACGTCGAAGACCTTGATACTTTCGTTGAATTAACTTTTCGATACGCGCATCTTCAATAACATTCAGATATGATTTGTATGCAGAACCCTTATCAGAAACTGCGTCGTGTAAACCATCAAGTGGAGTATACAAAGCATGACCAACCTCATGACCAACAAGGTGGTCATAGGTATAGTCTTTCATATCGTTCCACTGTGGTAGTGTAAGAACGCGATCTTTAACATCGAATGATGCAGTAGAAACATTCTCCTGCACCACTGTAAGATTTTCAGTGGCGAGAAGTTTAGCAAGGATATCTTTAGTATTCATAAAATCCCCTTATTCATAAAGGTCTGATTGAATAGGTGTCAACTCAAAACCAAATTTCACTTTAGCGTCTAAAAAACTTTCTGCCTCAATTACTGACTGAACGTCTCCCATTCTTTTAGTGAGTATTGCTAATCGTGTTTCATTGCTGTAAGTCTCAGGGATTTCAGTTAAATAGTATTTCATAGTTGTTTCCTCTCTCATCAAGTGAACAACCATTCTACAGCATAACTGAGAAGAAGTAAAGCTTTTTGCTATACTTTGTGGCTATATGCATATAACCAAAAGTAATATGCTGTAGAATCAAATACTTAACAAAAAGCTGACTATTTTGTCTGTATCTTCAGGTGTTTCGTGGGGAAACTCTACCACACATCCCTTCTCCTCTCCAAACAGTGTGGAGCGGTCTCCAAACGCCTCGAGGACGTTTTGGCATTTAGTCTTGGTAGTTTGTATGAACTTATCAGATTGATTGCTTCCTCGCTCTTCATAACGCTTCTCTCGAGTGCTGTCAGACACTTTCAGGTGTATTATTGTTAGATCGTCGCCCACTGATTCAAAGAAGGTCTTGCTATTAAGTCTATCTCCCTCACCAAAGATCACCTCATTTGGTTTAGTTTTGATCCACTCTATCGCCTTCGGTGCAACTGCCATACTGAGTCGATCTGTGCCACTGAAGGTTTCGCCTTCTTCGTATTTTCCCAACACTCTATATGTTCCACGAATATGATGCACTATTGCTGCATCTCCATCCTCTTCATCTTCATACTTACAATGCACATGCGTATCAAGAAGATCGGTCACACGTTCTTGCGACCAGTTTTTTCCTATGCGTTTCATCAACGCCTTCATCAATGTAGACTTGCCAGTACCAGGGATGCCAATAATATAAACTAATTTCATTAGAAAAATCCTTCCAAACTTGATTCCATTTCATATGCTTCAGGATGATACTGCTGAACAATATTTTTCCCAAGTTTACTTTCCAAATAGTCGTACCACTCTTGCTGTGCCCACATATTAGGACTCACACCATTCCAGTATTCTCTCCACAATTTATGCTCTTTGTTTAGACGACGATCGTCAACAAAGTTTTTGCGAGTCGCTTCATATTCCCATGAACCAAGTTTGTCCATATCCTCGCGGAAGTAGTACACCAATGACATACGCATGAAATCATCCTCACCAGAGTCAGGTGCTTCAATAGGAGTGTTGCCGTGAATCACTCGCATGTTGTCAATTAGTAATAGATCACCGGGTCGAATGTTAATTGCTGCACGAACTTCAGGTGTCACCAAGTATCCACCCTTCCAGTCTTTACCTTCAGGAGAGATCACTGTAAGATTTGAATATCCTGCATTCAACGAACCAGCATCACGGTGACACGCCATCCTAGCATTACGATCTTTGGTTGTAGTGTTGACAGTGATTGTAGTGAATGTTGTATCCTCACCAATCAAGAACTTATCATCCAAACGTTTAGCAAACTGATTTTGTTTTTGCCAACGCATAGGAAGCATCCGCTTGAACTCTGCCTCAAGTTTACGAGCAAATGGATAAGACCTCTCAAACTTCTCACGATTGTGGTCAACGTATGCAGTAGCACGACCATAAGGAATGCGTGGATACCGACCATAGAATCCAGCGATACCTGACCAAATAGCAGTAGCATACGAAGTATCACTAATCCAAGTTTCTTTGAGCATCTTAGCATACTTGCCTGCATCTTCAACTGTCATGCCTGCCATTGCCATCATTGCTTCAGGAAAGAAGTTTTTGTAATCTGAATAACTATCCTCAATCTTAGTCGTTAACCAAACACCACCACGTATCTCATCTTTTTCTGTTTCATGCTTTTTGCGCAGTGCTTCCACTTGATCTGAACCATCGATTGCTTGCGGTTGTCCCTTAATGTAATAGTCAAGTACATCTCGTTGGAAACTCGTTACCCACTCACGACCACTTTGCGTTTCTTCTCTTGGACCAGCAGCAAGTCCACGATTGTTTGATTCTATTGCTGCATCAAATAACCCCTCATATGCACCACGCTGTTCTTCAGGAGTGAATACGTTTTTGCGGAACTTGAATGCGATGGTAGTTTCATCCATCACAACTTTGTCACTCGTCATGTCTGTAGTTGGTAGATAGAAGTCAGCATCACTGTCAACTAATATGTCATACGAACTTTTGTCAACATACTTCCCAAGTACATCATCATCAGAAATTATGAATTGCGCGACATAAACATCCTGTCCCTCATCGCCTTTGCTC